GAGTTGTCATCAGTATTCTTCCAATCTATTGTGGTGTCTAATCCCTCCATCTCATCATCACCTACCTCATGCATATTCTTTTTGGTAATCTTAGATGCGGGAACACGATAAGCCAACTCAGTCTTGGGTCTGTCCATTCCATCTTGAATAGGTTTGAAAAAGAATGGTAAGTGTTGAGATATAGGAACTACCTTATCAGTAAACATCTTTTTAGCATCTGAACCTGTCTTAGATAATATACCTACCCTGGAATCTCTTGCTATGGTTGCAGTGTTAACTGCTTCTGCTGAACCCATAAATGAAAATCCTGAGCGTCTTATCTTTAGATACACCATACCAAAACATCTATTATCAGCTTTACACGCTTCCCAATATATGAAGAAGATACGATTAGCTTCTCTATAGTCCGGATAACCTACATCAATCTTGGTCCACTGTAAATACATATAGTGTGCTCCTGTAATATAGGTAGGAATGTTGTTGTTTAAAAACCAATAACCTTCTTCTCTATTATCAAACTCTTCTTCAATGTAGTCTACCCACTTATCTTTAAACTCTCGTGGCATGTCATTCCATTGGAAGATACTATTAATTCTATCTAAATGTTTTGGGTATTCTTTTCGTGTCCAATAGTTTGCACCTTTTTTTATTTCTTTAGGAGCTTTGGGTAGTCCAATATATAAACCACTAATACAAACTACTTCTCCTATTACGCCATCTTTAGAAATCACTACTAGGTCATACTCCTTATTGTATCCATAATCCCAGGACTTAGTTCTATTCTTACGAGATAAAACTTTAGGAGTAATAAAATCTTTTATTACTTTGTATAAACTATTTTGACCTTCGTTCTGCAAATCCTTGTTTTGTGTCTGTTCGTGTTGTTCCTTTACTTTCGTAATCTAATCTTTCTTTTTCTTCATCTATACGCTTTAAAATATCAAACGCATCTATGATAGCTAACTTCTTTGTAGCTGCAGCATTCTTTAGTCTGTCTGCGGCAAGTTCATCTTCAGGATCAGGCTTTATTATTTCCTCTTGAGCAACCTTTATTAATTCTTTAACTGCTTTTTTTCCTGCCTCTATTATTTTTAGTTTGAGTTGATTTGATTCCATTTGTTTCACTTAATATTTTTTCAACTTGTTTAATAAAGAAGTCTCTTTCTTCAAGACGTATCATTGCAATCTCCTTTATAAAGTTTTCTCTTTCCCTATGACACTGACTAAGAAAGTGTTCCCTTTCTTTATGCCATACTTCTCTTTCTCTTGTGGACCTTTCAGATATTTCTTCAATCTTTCTGAGTAACCAACGCTCACGAGTAATAGCATATAGAACCCATATGCCTAATACTCCATACTGTGTTAATATCTCAAACGTATCCATTACATTACAAATGTTATATTGTTAGTAAACATTCTATACAATATTTCATCATCCACTCTGAATTCATATTCGCTTTCAGGTTGGAATGAAACCTCATCTCCTTCTTGTACACCATATACCTCAAGTTCTTTGTTAATATACTTAACAATTCCTTTCAATGGTTCATACTTAACACCTTTCTTAATAAAAGTGTCTTGTGCGTCTAATGGTTTAATAAAACAATTTTTACCAAACGCATTCCACTTTCCATTTTTTTTATACATAAAGAACTGATCGTATTCAATAAAGAACAAATCATCTTTAAAAAAACTTCTACCACTCTGTCTTCTGCCTTTCATGTCGTTATAAAACTTAAAGACATTGTGATGAACAAGTAAAATATCTCCTGGCTCTATCTCTCCTTTATAGTTTAAAGGTACAGATATAACCTCTGCCTCTCTATTAGAGAACTTAAAATCTTCTTCAGAAGTGCTAGTAATAAACTCTAACCCTCCTATCTCTTTGGTATTATTATACCTTCTTCCCTTCACAGGTTTAACTATGAATCTATCAGGTGATTGCATTTAATTTTATTTAATTAATAACACTGTAGTCGTAGCACCACTAATTAGTCCTACTCCAAACCAAAATAACTTTCGGTCATAAAATTTCTTATGGTCTTTTATAACTACATTCGATAATCCTAATGTACTCACATATGGATTGTCATAGTCTACCATTACTACAGGCTTTGGTTTTTTAAAAAGTCCCTGCGACTGTAGTCCAATATTTACATTCATTGTATTAAACAACTTCATGCTATCTACTACCACTCCATCTTCTTCTACTCTTCCTCCAATAGAATAGTATTCGTCAAGAAGACTAAACTTTTTAGGAACAGTAATAGAACTTATATGTGTAGTGGTGTCCATATACACTGTATCGTATTTCATTACAATACTGTCTTTTATATATGGAACAAAAATACTATCAAGCCTTGTCACTGTTTTTACCTTAACATGGCTTTCTAACTTCTTTAAACGAAGAAAGGCTGCCAACCCTTGGTCGATAGCCTGTTCTTGGGTAAGTATTAATTGCTTTTGTTGAGCTATTAACTTGCCGTTCTCGGTTTTAATTATCTCGAACTTCTGTCCTTCAGTAGTTAATTGTTTAACTTGACTTTCAAAATGTTTAAGTTTTTTATAATTACTCCAGGCAGAACAACCACTAATACAAAGTAATAAAGCTAGTAAAGCTATTACTATGTTTCGCATTGTTAATATATCATCCTTATCCTTTGTCATCTTTAGGTAACGCAATTAAGGAATCCTTAGATCGTAAGAATAATAAAGATACTGCCAACCATCCACTCATGTCAGTGCTGTCAGCTTTACCTGTATAAATCATTACTAGGCAAAAAGCCATAATTAAAAGCCCTACTATTGTAGTGACGTAGTTTGATACTAATCTGTTTTTCATAATTAAAAGTTTATGTTATACTCTATTGAAATAGGAATAGGAGAAGTAAACTCTTTCCATAAAACTACTTCATTGGATTTTATAATCCAAATCTTAAATGATTTTTTTATATCATCAAATTTTATAAGATGTATTTTATAACTTCCGTTGAGAACGTCTTGCCCTACCAAGTAGTGCATCGCTCCGGACTTGTAGTCAGGCCCAATGGAAATTTTTCTAATATCCATTACTGTCTAACCATTAGTATACCCGCTACGTTTAAGGGTGCTGCTGCTGTTCCATCAGTCATGTATACATCTCCAACTGCCAACCCTCCTGCTACTGCTGCGGCATTGTCAGCATAGCTATCAATACCGGGAACTTTTAATGGTGTACCTGCCGTACCTTCAAGATAAGACCCTTGTACATAATCAGTAGCTATATATCTCTGAGCCTGTGATTGGGTGTTAATGGTAATATTGGTACATGATATATCTCCGGTAAGAGTGATGTTGTTGGTCGCTGTATTTCCTGCAGTAAGAACGGATGATAATGTTGGGTCAGCTACAGTCTCCCATGTCAAAGCATTTGCTGCTGACTTACGAAGATATTGTCCTGCTGTTCCATTAAGTGATGCATTATCTTGAATATCTGTAGCATCCATTAATGGAGTAGTAACTGAAGTAGTAGCATTAAAGACGCTACCATTAACATCTGCTGTAGCAGTTAAATTAGTACACGTTACGTTTCCTGTTAATATAATATTATTAGTTGCAGTGTTACCTGCCGTTAATACCTCAGACAATGTATTCGCTCCAACAGTTTCCCATGCTAAGGTGTTTGCTCCGGACTTACGAAGATACTGTCCTGCAATACCTATATCCCCCGCATTATCTTGAATGTTGGTAGCATTTAGTAATGGACCTTGAAAAAATGAACTTGCTTGATAACCTACTGCACTTACATTTCCTGTGGCCGCAGTTATGCCACCTGACATAACAATACTTCCTGTGCCTGTTAAGATTACATTTCCTGTAAGGTTAATATCATTTGTCGCAGTATTACCTGCAGTTAATACGTTCTGTAATGTATCGGCTGTTCCTGTGCCCCACTCAAGTGCATTCGCTGCACTCTTAACAAGGTGCTGTCCTGCCGTTCCGGTATTCCCATTATTATCTTTAATGTTAGTTGGAATAATGTTTGTGCAAGTAATATCACCCGTAAGAAGTATGTTATTGGTCGCAGTGTTTCCTGCGGTTAATACTTCTGATAAAGTATCAGCAGGTGCTAATGCAGCAATTGATCCAACTGTAAAAGTTTTTGTGGCATTGCTATCACTAACATCTGTTCCAATTAAATAATCTCCACTGACAGGAGTTGCTGCAGGATATGCACTTTGGTTACTTATCTTTGACATATTATTTCTTTTCTGTCACCTCTCCTGTTTGTAAGTTAATAACAGAATCAGCTCCGTATTTACTAATTAATTTCTGTTCTTCAATACCAAAGTTTTGTCTAAGTTTATCCATTTCCTGTAACATTCCATGGCGTTTTAGTTCTAACTCTCCTAGAGCCAACTTTGCTTGAGTGAACGAATTGTTTAATTCTTGAACTCGTCCTAGTTCTTCTTTAGTTAATTTCATTGCATTAGATTTTATACAAAGATAACTAAATTTAATTATAGTAAATCACTTTCTAAGAGAAGGGTATAGGTAAAACTATTGCCGTATAGATTCGATGAGGTATTACAAAGAGTCATGAACTCCTTGAAGTCGTGTATGTTTTGAAACACCTGGCAACCTGCACTGTATTTATCTACTGTATCTCTGTCATGATATGGATGAGAACGATGAATGTTTATACCAAACATACCCCACTCTTTTGTTACATCATCAAAGTCTAGTATCTGATCCTTGTTGTCATCTCGATAAACCTCGACACTTGCTAACCTCTGACACAATGCTTCGTACCTGGTAGTACCATGCCCATCAATTTTATATGTACTTCGATACTGATTAGGAACAAGTAATGCTGTTCCTTTTTTATTCATTGGATGTTCTAGCCAATACAATCCTGCATCTGTAGTTATAGGATATTCTTTTATAACCCACTTGTCATACTTCTTGTATATTACAAGCATAGTATCGTCAAAGCTGTTGGCTACTTTAATAGGACTTCGTACTCCTATTATGTTTAGGTTATAGTTTCCTTTGGTAAAGAATGCATATTTCTTTTCCGCAAATACTTGTTGTATTTTTGTTAA